CACCATAGAAGGCACGAGCTCCCGTTAAGGCGCTCTAGCCTCTACCATCTCTTTGAAGATGGCTCCAATTACGGACACTGCCAGATCAATCCGGTCTGGTCCAACCTACGTTGATGCGTGACGCGTAGGGTCGTCCGGCAACGGCCAAGTGGTCCACACTGAGAGGGTCGAGACCCTTCAGGGTAAACCACTTGCTCAGGGCGCCATAGTCTTCGAGCAGATCGCTTCGTCGTCTATAGCGAGCCACAGCTCCCTTGATAAGAGGGACCTGCAGTCTTGTACACACACGCTGGACCTCGTAAGATCCATCGTGGGTGTGCTTCCCTAGGACTGAGCTCTCTGTGCCGACCTCTGGGTAGGGAATCAACCTACCCATCAGTTGGTCAAGCCATGCGACGACCTTAACGTAACCCCTGTGGAACAGGTTGTTACGCAAGGCTGATGTCGCAACGAGCTCAGACACGTCCCGGCGTGATCGGGGGAAGGAGCGTCGAACGCGAGCGACTGAAACGTCGGTCCCGTCGTACGCATCTAAACCGCAGGCCTCTCTGAACTTTCCAGTCCAGAAAGACTTTTTGCGGTTTACTAGAAGCCCAAAAGCTTCTAGCTCGTCGATCACGTCTTGTGCATACTCTGTGGGGACGATGATATCGTCACCATAGACACGCACCCTACCCTCCATCCACTTCACAGCTTCAGAAGGAGGCAAGCTCCGGGCCTTGCTAAGAGCCAACGCGACAATGGAAGTGAAAACCATTGTCTCGATTGGAAAGCAGGTCCCAGACCCCATTGACGCGTACTTGGCAAGGCGTAAAACGCCGATACCAGGTACGTCAGCTGAGCTGGATCTGCACGCTTGGAGGGCCTCAGAGAGAGACCTCCATGGGCGTACCATAGCCAGCACAAGCTGATTGGAGACCCGATCCGATGCCTCACTAAGATCTAGTGTGGCGTAGGAACCATCACGCGAACCTATCAACGCCATGCGGCGAGATGGTTCGTTGGAGAGATAGGAAACGATGTCCTTAATAGGACGCCGCTCTATCTCCTCAGTGATGCAAGCGAGCAGAGCTTGTTGAGCAAACTGCATAGCAGCAGGCTCAATAGCAATTACTCGAGGGGTCTTCATCGTTTTCGGAACAGTGACAACCCTGACGGGCGCCTCTGAACCAGGGGCGAGAAGGGAGATCGACTCAAGAACAGGGCTGTACCGGTGGTTCGGAATAAGATACCGATCCATCGGGAAGACCGTCTCAAGTCGCTCATGCCAGTAGCCTAGCTTCCACCTGCTATTTGCAGAGAGATGCTCAGCTGTGGCTCCAGGTCCATGTCGCGGAGTAAGATCAAAGCTGTCAACACGAGTGTTAACAGCGTTGAAGACTTCACCGAAACAGGACCAGGCAAGCGACGCGAAGGCCGCAATTCGGTCCGGGGACGCGGAAGCGTCATAATCCCGTACCTCCTTCTCTGTACTGACGTACGTCCGGTACGCGGCGGCTACTCGCTCGTCCGAGCATGGTAGCTCGATCTTTGAGAAGACCAGCAGTAGCTGGCGTAACTCTCCGACTGCCGCAATATCCGGTTCGGTCAGTAACTTGCCATGCGCATCGAACACAAGCCGAAGGAAACCCGAGAGGAATTTCGGGAGACCACGCCGGCGGGAGAAACCCGCCCAAGCGTCGGAGGCAAATCGTCCTGAGTCCAGGGCCTTTTCGAGGTCTGAAGCCAGGCGAGGTAGGGTTATCGTGAGAAACGATAACCCCTCGTGTTCGAGGCGAGCCGTGACTGTTTTAAGGTCACGGTTGGTGCTAACACCGCATCTGTCTGATGCATCGGCATATAAATGCCGGGTGAACTCGATCAGGCTTTTCACTAGTCCCTCCTAATAGAGGTGCCTAGATCCTTAGTCCTGAGAATCGCTAGTTCCGCCATGGTTGATAAGGCCATGGCGGAACCAGACCCCAACAGGTTTTAGCTCTCGCCGCCCAGAAGCTGGCCGACGCGGGCGCCTGTTGAAGCAGCCAAGTATGCCACGAAGGCATCACAAAGCGCTTTCTGTTCGGCGACGGTGTATCCCTGTTGAGGGGAGTCCACCACCAAGTAGACAGACATGGACACGGGGATGTTCACTCCCGAGACCAATGGATCTGCTACAATTTTCTTGTGCGTGTAACGGAGTTGACGCCTAGACCGCTTCCCATACATATGGGAAATGGTTTCGGTGTGAACACCATCCGCGCTCGAGAACGTGCCGGACGTCAGACCTTGCCCGGTACGGGCAAGGGTCTGAGAATTGAGGGTCTGTGGATCAGCGAAACTCATGACGTGAGTTCCTTCCTTACGGAGGGGACCATACTGGATGCATGGTCGGGCACTTAGGGGTTTATCCAGCCCTAAGTGATTTGGGGCCCTTAGTAAGACCAAGGGCGCCAAGTATCGACCACTGAGTGGGGTTTAACCCACCAAGGTCGACGCCAAATCCGTACGGTGTGGCTCTCACGCGGTCCTTACGGTTGTTAGTACAACTAACAACGAATGGACCGACGAGATTCCCTCCGCCATCCCGCAAGGGATCGCGGTAGAGGACTCTGGTGCGAGTTTCCTCTCTCATCAGGTAGCCATACCGCATCACCTGGCTGTACTGAAGCTTGTTCGACAAATTACGTAGCATGTTGCCTACGTTTGCGAACCAGTCAAACAGCCAGGTCCACGGGGTCAGGTTCCACACAACGTCTGGGGTCAACGAAAGACCTAACAAACGTTGGGCTCGGCCTACATAGGAGTCTGAGAAGTATTTCTCCCAGGGATCCAAATGATAGGTCCAGCAGCCTGAAAACCATGTCTTCACACGAGTTTCCTCGTGCCAACGACATGTTCCCGTGGAGGAGGGGAAGAATAGAGAGACATCGTTGATGGCACCTGTGCCACCAGGAGCTCTCCGACCCATCCCAAGTGAGGTCCCGGAAACGGAACCGTACTCGAAGGTGGATCGTTCTTCCACTACTCGCTTTCTTCGAACCTGGGTCATGGCTTTAACCTCAAACTGCTTCCAGAGATCCTGGAAGCGGAGAGAGATGTTTGCCAGGGTGGCTATATCGTTAGCAAGGGGAACGTGACCGAACTTTAGGTTCAGCCACTCCGAGCCAACAGCCTCCAGCGTCGCACCTCTTCTCTGCATGCCCGCCTCATAGTGGGCTATAGAGTAGGCGGTACGAGCTCCAATCAATGCGGGAAGGCCCTCATGGAATAACTCCACAAGGCCTACAAGCAAATCGATTGGCGGTGAACCAGGCGCAGCTCCTGCCACAGCCCTACTTCCCAACGAATTTAAAGTGTTGGTAGAAGGGGCTGAGGGAGTACCGGGTACGTGAAGCTGAGTGCCAGCTGGATAGATATATCCAGTGTAGACATAAGGCTTCGCGCCACCACTACTCGCGACGTAGGTGTCGTCCTCATGGACTTGTGCACCTGCTGTCGTTTTCCAGAAGATGTGACCACTGTCACCAGTGGTAGCACCCCAGGATTGCGACATCGCTTCTGAACGAAGCACGTCTCCAGGAAGGTCCTCATATCGAAGAGAGTCGCCCTTATCGTCGGTGCCCTGAGTGCGGTATGTATATACCGTCTCTCTCACGTTGTAAACCGTGGTCCGCTGTGATTCCACAGTCTCATCAACCCCAGTGGGGCTGATGATGCTGTAGGTCAGAGTCGTTCCCGGCACGACGCGAGATTGGGTGACGTAGGGCATGAGTCCTCCAGTCGGATCAGACAGAGCAGCGTAAGCTGGGTGTTTTGCACCGGTGCCCCCGCAAGGGGG